TTACTTCTCCTGTAATTGGGTTCTCATTCTGTCTATTACAGCCTGCCAACCGTTGATAATTTTTTGCACTGATGCTTTCTCATGGGGATAAAGCTTCAAAAGTTGCTGTTGTTCCTCAATCTGATTGAGGGCATAAAATATGGTGTTTTCCTGCGGTGTCATAGGTGGCTACTCCTGTCTATTTGATATACACACTTTATGCCCTTTTAAATCAAAAGTAAAGTTTTAATTTAATTTATTACATTTGATGCAATTTGGGCACTATCCCCAATGCCAACGGTTGGAGAATCACACGTTAAGAAATCGCGGAAATCGAAATAAATAATTTCAACAACACAATCGCCAAGGACGTTAACTTCATATCCAGCCATGAAGAAATCTTTTAAACCGAGCTCAAAAAGGTTTTGTCCATTACGTGAAGCACTGAAATAAACCTTGCTTTCACCTGTGGCTATATCTGAATAAAAACCGTTTATGTGAAGTTGGACTTTTGAAAATGGATGGTATTTTTTCGAGTCCTTTTCTCTTTGCCTTCTGATTTTTTCAGATGCGGAAAGCGTTTCTTCTTCAACTTTTTGCGGCTGTGGTTTTTCCGGTTTATTTTGCTGTGACGTTACAGTTTGTTCAGTTGGTATTGGTGCAGGTTGTGTAGCTGCTGGTTGCGATTGCTGCTTTTGCTGTAATTTTGCAAGTTTTTCTTCTGGTGAATCAGACGTAAATATATTAATCATTGAGCCTATGAAGATTACAGCGCCAATGGCTATGCATATTTTCGTTGCTTTACCGAATGGATTGAGGAGCGCTTTGGAGTCTTTAACACTTGCCTCAGTTACTGAACTGTCATTTTTTGTGTGTGACTTGTAATACGGAAATATTGCGGGGTCATATTCACGTTCTTCTACATGAATAGGTTCACGCATGTTTTCGACACCATGATAGGTTTTACGAATGTATTTAGTATCATCGCCATAAGCAGCCATTTTTGCGCAGTGGTATGCAACCTCAACCATATCGCGCAAGTCTCTGTTTAACTTTCTATGGCTTTGTGTGACAACAATAATGTCGTGTCCGTAGTGTCGATGCATGGAAAGATATTCCAATAATGCTTTATCAGCATCGCGGCCAATAGAAAGGTGGGCTTCGTCAACTATAAACAAAGCGCCTTGACCTTTTTCATTTCGCCAATCGTCATACTTCAAAAAGTCCTCTGCTTTTGAGAATGGACGCTTTAAGCCGTATTCGTGGAAACTTCCCTCAACAACGTCAATTAGGTCTGAGTATTCTTTGCCATGTATTTTTTCAATGTGATCTAATTGTATTGGTATGTTGGTTACTACTTTTCTTTTGTCATTTAGTACGCTTGGAATGATTTGGTATTTTACAATTTCGTATGATTTACCGCCCCCTGGGCGACCTAATTGAGCGCTTATCATTTATGACCCCCAACGAACAAATGGAATGAGTTGAAGTATCAGTCTGATGCCGATAGCACTAACTACAATAGTGATACATTCATTGAAACCGCACGCTGCCATCATGCCTTTTGTTTCTGCTGGTATCGCTGTAATGTACTGTGTAGGGTTTAATCCCTCTAATCCAGTGCCAAAGGTGTCTAATAAAGCAATTGCACCTTGCATAACGTTTTCAAGAACGAAGAAAAAAACGTCTGCAACAAATGTCATTAGTGTTTTTACTGCTTGGTAAATAACGTCAACAATGGATTGACCGAATTCTTTTATTGATTCCCACATGATTAACCCCCGAAAACTAATTGACGCGCTAGGAATAACGCTGAAACAATCATAATGATTCGTATAAACGGAAATACTCGGTTATCAATTTCGAGTGAGTGACAACCGTAGTTTGCTATGCCTATGTCTAAGCAGATTTGAGGGAACGAGTATTCGCCAGACACACTAACTTTCCATGATTGTAAATACTGATTCATTTTTGATGCATCGTAGAGGGGAGAAACTGTTTCCATTACGCTTGTAAAGCCTTCTGGGTATTCAGAGTCATACCATCCATTTAAACCGTCTGAGGGAGTAATTCCCATCGAGACACCGCCTGTATTGTTAAGCGTGTTTTTGAGTCCTACTACTGCACCTGATATTTCTTTAGTTGCCTCAGTGGTTTTCTTTTGTTCTTCGGTTAGCGTTTCAACACTTGATTTAACGCCTTGAACGCCTGTTTTTACACCATCAATTCCCTGTTTAACCCCTTCTAATAGTTGATTAGTTTTTGTTTGTTCTCCCTTAATGCCTTCAAGACCTTCAATTATTTCTGTTGGTGGTTCTGTTGTTGGTGGTTCTGTTGTGCCGCATCCTTCCTGTGTTGGGTTTTCCTCGCAACTTGGCGGAGGATTTTGGCAGTACTCATGATCTGGATTCTCAGAACAATTGACTGGCTCTGGCGATGTTGGGCAATGTGGTTGGTTTGGGTCTACATCACATGGGGGTGGTGGTGTTAGACATGCATCATCAACAATACCGTCAGCGTCTAAGTCACATTGGTTTTCTTCATTTGCAAAGCATCCGAATTGTTCACCATAGCCAATGTCAAATGAGCCGCATGAAGGTTGACACAATCCATTTGGGCAAACTGCATCGGGGTTAGCAGGGCAAAATGTACTTGTAACATTGCCATTTGTGATGGTCTGGCACTGGTTATCCTCTGGAGGTGTCGCGTTTGGTTGCTCATATTCTTGATAGTTGTTCTCGTAGCAACTTAGATTTGGGTTATATTCAAATGTGTTGCCATTTGTAGACCTTGAATATGCACAACGTGAGCCGTCAGGCTGCACTGAACAGACGTTAGATGAAACGCCAAGGGTATCGGGTAAAGAAGGTAACGTTCCATCATCTGGGCAACTGTCGCGCTCTGCTAAGTCGTCAGGATTCCAACAGCGGTCATTTTTGCGGTATGAAAACTCTCCATTAATATCACAACTTGGCTCATATCTAATTTGACCATTTCTTGTACCACCTTTGTTTTGGATATCGTCGCGCCAATCTCCCCACGTACCATCGTGTGCTCTTATTCTTGTTTGGTGGTTATATCTGTACGTTGATGTAGCTGCACAATGTGTTGTTGAAAATGAAATTGATTTATCTATGTACCTATTTGCATCATTTTCATTGTTTTTTAAGCTATTCCAATGATTTTCGTGAATATCTCTCAATGTCTGTATAGCAAAAGATGTATCGCATATTTCTTGGTCTTCCATTGGATTGGAATATTGCGGATCGAAAACCTCTGCTTTAACACTTGTTTTAAGACATAAAAAAACCGCCATGGAGGCGGTCATCAGCGTCATTAATCGTCTAACATTAATTTGCATACTATAAACCCTGCCATTGCTCCCATTAACGCTACAATTGCGTAAAAGAGAGCGAGCATAACACCTGCCATACTCGCCTCACTTGTTGCTACGCTTTGCGAACGTTTCGTTTTGAAATGCCGATGCCTTTCTCTGCTAGCGAAATGCCAACGATTAAAACACCAAAGCCAACGATTGCGGTTGCTACTGCGGTTAGGTCTACTGCTGCGAAAATATCAGCCATGTTTTTATTCCTTTTTAGGGTTAAATTAATCGAACAATTTTCTTCGCGACCTTGATTTTGTATGCCGTAATCCCTAAAAATACGATTAAGGCAAATGACGTACCGTAAACAGTCGCGACTTCTACGGGGTCAACTGAGGCTAAAGCGCTGTCTAGTGTGGCTACTTGTGACGCTTTAGTATTCAGTTCGGTAAACTGCATTCCTGACATTAGTATCGTTTCTGATGTACTGATTTTGCCGCATTCCTCAACACTGGTTTCAGTGTCCTTGAATACAGAAAGTGTGTTTCCATCTTCATCCGTACTATTGTATTGAAATACAGAGCAGCGCATTAGCTAACCTTTTTAAGTTCGTTAGTTAATGGCGTTAATTTGAGATCCCATCGTGACAACTCCAAACCGCCATATTGGTTCACTTTGAAAGAATCATCAGTCAATGTGTACTGACCTACTGGATAAGCCGCACTTGCATCGGGAATAGACAAAGTGAATTCAACAGGGAAAGCACCGCCGTTATGGAGATATGCTTTTTGAGACCAGCGCACTTTACCGTCATTTGATTGTCTGCTTTCTGGTTGGTGGAATCCGTCTAATATTTCTACTTTCATGTTATGCACTCATTAATTGGTTATAAACATACGTTGGTTCTTCCCAGTTCTCAGGGAGTTGTTTTGCAAAGTCCACATTAATCATGCGAACCAATGGAACTACATTTGATTGTTCTTCACTTTCAAAATTTTGAAGTTGTGCTTTTGGAACTACTTTCGTTAGTAATGAAAGATTGTCGTAGAAGGTACTAGGGGCTGTGGTTTCTTTTACCACAGAAAATCCTTCACTTTTTATGGCTTTGAAAAATCTAAAAACACGCATGCTTTTGTTGAAATTTGGTTTGCCCGTTTTTTGGCTAATAGTGACGTATTTTGCTTTAAGTGCTTTTAATACTTCTTCATCATTAAATGTATTCACGTTCGTACCCTCAAAGGCTTTAAATATTGGATTGAAGCTATCCAACCAAACCGTTTCATCAAAACTATGCGTGTCGTTTTCTTGAGCCTTATTATTAAAGGCTTCCACGTAATCTAAAAACTTACTTAACTGTGTTGGTATGGCTCTTTTTTTAAGCCATAACTTATGCTTGCTAACTTCAAAACGAATGGCATTTTTTGCCATTTCTAAAACTGATTGTTGTTGCAGTGCTTTTAACTGCATTTGCAAATATGGTTCTTTTGTTTTCTTAGCTTTGTTTGCTATGTCTTTTATCTGTTTTTCGACTTCACTTTCCTTGGCATAGACTTTTAAAACACTATTTTTACTGCCAGCGTTAAACATGCATGAAGTATCAAAACTGTGACTTGGTTTTATTTGCCCGGTCGAAACTTTACCAATCGCGGAAATCACATTGATTACCTGAAAACGGTTCTCTACACGCGCCATTTTATTAACATCAAAGCCGGCAACCTCAATGTTATGGTGGTCAACCAAATCATGGAATATATCAGGGTAATTTTTAATAAAAGCTAACAGTGGTGCAGTGAAACACATTCTCACATCAGTAGAGCCATAAACATTATGACCCTGTAATAGCTTTGCTGGTGACGCTTTCAATTCAATGAAAGGAAAGTAATTTGCACCACCCTGATAAATCTTAAACGCTAAAGAGCTGTTACTACTTGCTAGCGACTCATAAGGATGGTGAAGGCGTTCCGCCATGGTTTCACCAAACTCATTAATACTAATACTTCCCGCCGATAGCCTTACTCCATACTGTGCGAAAAGTTTCAAATCAACCTCCCCACCAGTATAGTTACCCTTAGAGCACGTGATATAACTCAC